AATGGTAAACAGTTCTTCGATATAAACCAACTTGTTGATCGAATGGCAGAACTCATAAATGAAAACTTAGATTTGTAATGGCAACGTTATCATCACAACCAAACAGCTGGAACCTGGCCTACGCGCCAAACGTCTTCACACTCGGAACCCTAGGATCTGCAGACAGATTCGTTTTAAGGGTCGTTATCGATGGAGCTATTGTAGCGACTTTTAAGCAACCCTCTAACCCAAGTGGTGTTGCGCACTTCGATGTGTCAAAAGTCCTTCAGAGTTATCTAAAACCTACTTATATTGAGAATACAACAGAACTGTCTGAAACTCCTGATGCAGTTATCTCATATCAAGTCTATTACGGCTCAGAAACAAACGGTGTGTACTTACAGGATGGTGCCTCAGCCATTAAACACGCCTTAAACGGCTACACTAACTGGAGAGTTAAAGATTGGGATTATGTAGATTACATTCCAAATCCATCAGATTTAGCTTGCTTGTGTGAGGTGCCACCTTGTTATACCGATGCTGTCTATTCTAGGACGTATGAATACCTAACAAACTGGCCAACCACTAACGCGTCTGGTATTAAGAAATACAAAGTACGTTCAGATGAGTACAAAACCCTGTCATTCTTCAACCGAATCCTTGAATGGAACGATGGAACAATGTGGGGACCAAACGAATCACCATTCTTCGTCAAGTACACATACTATAACGCTGCAGGCAGTATTTTGGCTACTGACATCAAAACAATTTCAGCAGGCACGGGGATTGGAGTTAGAACTGATTGTCAGGACTATACTACACATGCTCACACAGATGCAGAACTCATCGGAACCATAGCAGTTGGCCCACAAAACATTAAAGACGGCTCATTCTATTGGGCGCCAGCCGCTGCTTACTATACAGTTGAAGTTTATTCTATCAACGCTTGTTATCTTACAGACAATGGACCTATAGGTGATTGTGACGATATTGGTGAGCTTGCAGATTACTTAGGTTCCCCAATCTACCAGGCAGAATTCCATATTGATGATTACTGCCAAAAGTTTGAGCCAATCACAGTTTCGTTTATGAATGCATTTGGTGTTAAGGATTACTACACATTCAGTAAGCGCAATACACACACAACACAAGTCACTCGCAACAACTACAAGCAACAACTTGGCTCTTGGAACGAATCAACTTGGAACATTGATGAAACAGGTCGTGGTCGCACAACATTCTCGACTATGGCAACCACTCAAATGACCCTACAATCTGATTGGATGACAGATGAGGAATCAAAGTGGTTAGAAGAACTATACACGTCTCCAAGTGCTAACATCTATATCAACGGTGCTTGGGAACCTGTAATCATTCTGTCAACTGAATACCAACAGATGACAAGTGCTAGAAACGGTATGTTCCAACACGAAGTCACAATTCAGTTTGCTAACGACAAAAACATTCAAAGAGGATAATGCAAACCTTACAACTTTACGCATACGATCAAAGCGGAGTTAGATGGGAACTCGATCTTTATGAAGACGACCCTATTAAAATCACAATCTCAGCAGAGGATATTATCGACATCCCAAGGATTGATGCCAGTTTCTCTCGTCAGTTCAGAATACCAGCTACGCAAAACAACTCAAGATTTTTCAAGTATTGGTGGACCTCTGGCGTTGTAGATTTTGATGTCACTAAAAAGGTTGCTGGTGAAATCTACGTTGATGGCCTAATCTACCGCACAGGTCAGTTGAGATTAGAAGCTGCTTATGTAAATGAGGATACATCTCAAATCGATTTTGAAATTGTTTTTTTAGGTGAGACTAAAGACTTTGCTAGCCAAGTGAGTGAAGGTTTCCTAAGAGACTTAAATCTTGATGAAGGTTTCCACGATCTTTCAACTGCTACTCTTCCAGATACTTGGAGAGCATTTGGCGATCCCCTGCTTCCATTGAATGGTGCTTACAGATACATCTTAGCACAAAGAGGCTACACATACGACGGCGGTGTTCAGTACCCAGACCATGAGATTTCAACAGAGACTGGAGGTGGACTTAAAACCTTTGTCAACTCGGCACACCCAATGTGGGTCACACAGTTTACACCAATCATCCAAGTTAAGTATTTAATTGATAAAATCTTTGCAAACACTACTTACACGTATTCTAGTGACTCCGTTTTCAATGAGTTATGGTTTCAAGACCTTTATACTGATGGTTTACCAGATGCGTCCCCAGAGGTCACAGCACAGTCGCTAAAGTTTGAAGCAAATATTGGTGAACCTTATGAATTTCCAGGAGGTGGCACTGAAATCTTAATGGCTGATACTGTAGTATCAAATGATGCTAGTGCTTACAATCCATCAACATACATTTTTACTTCTGGTTCTGATAGTGCTGCATACGCATTTGCATCTAATGTCACAATGTTTGACAGACGAAGTGATACAGGTTCAGCAGGTCGTGTAGACCTAAACCTATGGCGCAAGGAAGTTGGTTCACCTGCTTCTATTGTTGCAACTGCATTTAACACTGGTACTAGTGGCACACCTTTTTCTCAGTATTCAGTTTCAGTATCATTGACATATTCTAATACAGTCTTACCAGGTACACAGTTTTGGGTTGAGATTGAATCATCTGGTCAAACTGAACAACCATTTTTAGAAGAGGGTGTTTTTGAATGTACAACAGCGCCGTCACAAGTAGCACTAAGCGCATTACTAAAAGACGATGTAAAACAGATTGATTTTTTCAGATCAATCCTAACTAAGTTTAGATTAGTTATGGTGCCTTCTAAAGAAACAACTAACGAGTTTATTATTAAACCGTGGAAAGACTATGTTGCAAAAGGCGACCTATTTGATTGGACATATAAGTTGGACTACAGTAGAGATGTAGTTTTGAAGCCGGTATTCTTCTCGCAATCTGCAACGATTAACTTTACAGACCAAGAAGACTCTGATTCAAATAACTATAAATTCCAAGACCAAGAAGATCACGTATACGGTAGATTTTTATTCAACTCATCAAATGATTTGATTGGCGAAACAAGGGAAGTTAATACAATCTTTGCACCTACTCCAGTTGATGTGATTATTGGTGATACTGCTGGTTCGCCGTTTATTATTCCATCCTTTGCTGCAAATGGCACAGAAGTTGATCCAAACCACAACCACATTCAACTCATTCCAATGAGACCAAAACCAAGGCTCCTATTTTGGAATGGTATGAAAACAACTGGAGGTACTACATGGTATTATGACGATGCTCCTGGTGGTGCAGCAACTTCTATTTCGATGACAACGTATCCGTGTGCTACACCATACTCAGATTTTTTAACAACACCTACAACCCTAAATTTGAACTGGAATATTGAAGCTGACTTTGTTGGTGAAATCTTAGGTGAGTCTGTTTATACTAGATACTGGAATTCATACATTCAAGAATTGTATTCATCAGAGGCCCGCATAATGACGGCATACTTTAAGATTGATGCACAAGATTTAAGAGACCTAACTTTTGACGATGTTATTTTCATTAAAGACACATACTGGAGAGTTCAAAAAATCTATGACGCCCCACTAACAGACATTGATGTTGTTAAGGTTGACCTAATCAAATTGGTTTCTTACATTCCAACACCTTACGCGGGACCTTATACTGCTGAAGATCTATGGGGTGTTTCAGATGATACTTATGAAGATGCAGACGGTCCTTGGTTATCACCAGAATCTTTAAGTCTAGAACCAGGTGATGGTGGAATGACTGGTGGTGGAGGTGATCCAGGTGAAGAACCATCAGAACCAGTAGATGGTGGAGGTAACGAAACTCCTGTGCTGGGTTATACAGTTTTAGATGCTGAAGCAAACTTTGCATTACTAAGAACTGCTAATCAATATTCTACAATACCTACAAGTGGACAATCTGGTTATTATACTGGATATTGGATTAATTTAGATTTAAGAAATCCAACAACTAATCTAAGTATTAATAAAACAGCATTTCAAGCTGGTGGCGTGATTGAGTTTACAAATCTAACCAACAACGGTTCAGGTAATTATACATTCTTTGCTAAGTTAGCAAACAATAATAGTGATACAATATTTGTTAAGAATGGTACATATGCACAAATTTATGCTTATCATATTATTAACAATACTACTGGTGCACCATTAACAGTCGATAGGACACTTTCTCTATTTAGAAATACTGCAAACACTGAAGTGAGATTGTATGCACCTGGAGCTCACCCGTCAGGTCTTTCATAAATACTAAAAAGTATATCTTAAATTGCTATGGCAGATGTAGAAATCAGAGTTAAAATCGACGGGGTCGAATACACCCAAGAACAGTTAAAGGATCTTGCAAGCGGTGCTAAGACTGCTGGTAAAGAAATGGACAATCTTGGTAAAGAAACCAAGAAGGCCGGTGAAGAGGCCACTATCTTTGGTGACATCAAGAAAAAGTTTGGTGATATGAAAGAAGGTGTCCTAAAGGTCGTGAGATCATTTAAGACACTTAAGGGAGCTATTGCAGCAACAGGTATTGGTTTATTGGTTGTAGCGATTGGAACACTTGTAGAGTACTTCAGATCATCTGAGGAAGGTTCTAAGAAGCTACAGGTTGCAATGACTGCTCTTAAACTAATCTTTGCTGATATTAGTGAGTTTGCGCAAGCAGTTGGTGAAAAGATTGCATGGGCTTTTGAGAATCCAATGGAAGCGATCAAAGAACTTGGTCAAGCCATTGTTGATAACATTGTTGAGAGATTCAAATCTGCTATTGAAGTAGTTGGCTTTCTTGCCGATGCATTTATGAAGTTATTCGAAGGTGAGTTTGAAGCTGCCTGGGAAAGCGTTAAAAATGCAGGAGAAGAATTAGTCGATGTCTTTACGGGTGTTGATGATTCAGTTAATAAAGTGACTGCAGCTGTTGGCCAATTTACAGATAAGGTTAAAACAGCTATTAAAACTGCAGAGGGTATGGTTAATATGCAACGTGCCCTTCGTGCTGAACAAAGAGCCCTAACACAAGAAAACGCAGAGTTAAACAAAACACTAGAAGTAAATCAAAAAATAGCTGAGGATACAACACGTAGTTATGATGAAAGAAAAGAAGCTCTTGAAAAAGTTGGCGAAGCTCAAATCAAGCTTGCAGAAAATGCTGCACGACAAGCTCAGATCGATAAGACACTTCTTGAAATACAATTGGCTCAAACTGCAAACTACGAAGAGCAACAAGATATTCAAGACCAGTTGGCTGAAGCTAACGCAAGAGCTACAGAAGCTCAAACAGCACTTGAGATTAAGAAAGTTGAGGTTTCAAAGATTACTGCAGAGTTGGAGCAAGCGGAACTTGATCGTAAGAGATCTATTGCAGATCAAATCTCTGCTCTTGAACTTGCTACGCTCGAAGATGCAAGACTTAAAGCTCAAGAAGAACTACGAATCGCTGAAGAACAAGCTCTTGCAGAACTTGATATCCTTAAAGCAACTGAAGAAGAAAAGCAAAGAGTGCGTGAAGCATTTGGAGCTATGCGTGCAAAGCTTTCACAAGACCAAGCTGATAATGATTATCAAACAACTGTTGACTCCCTATCTGCAATCGGCGATGCTTTTGGCGAAGGAACTGAGATGTTCAAAGTTTTTAAGAGTGCTGAAACAATCATGTCAACCTATTCTGCAGCGCAAAAAGCTTACGAAAGCGCAATCGCAGTACCTGTTATCGGTCCTGTACTTGCTCCTGCTGCTGCTGCAGCTGCTGTGGCTTCTGGATTAGCGACCCTAAAACAGATTCAAAACACTAAAATCCCTGAACCGCCTGAAATGGCATTTGGTGGTTTCGTTGACGGTGCATCACACGCAGGCGGTGGTAGAATGATTAACGCAGAAGGTGGTGAATTTGTGTTGAATAAATATGCTATGAGACAACCAGGTGTAGCGCAGATTGCACAAGCACTTAACGGCGTAGCAACACCTAATAATCAAACGGGCTCTATGGCGCCAATCAAAACATATGTAGTTGCTACTGAAGTGACATCAGCACAAGAAGCTAACTCAAAAGTAGAAAAACTTGCTAGATTGTAATATGGAAGAATATATTAAAAACATCGTAGAACTGGATATTGATTTAGACAATATCACCCTGGAAGATATGGGCGTTGATACGGTTAGTTTCGTAACGGATCCCGCTATTGAAATTGACTTTATGGCTTTTGCATCACAAGAGTTTGTGAAACCACACGCAGGTGAATCTGAAGATGAATTCATCGGTCGTTGTATTCCAGTTTTAATCGGCGAAGGTAAAGAGCAAGACGAAGCTGTTGCAATATGCTATTCATACTGGGAAGGTAAAGAAGAATTCGAAAGCTACAATGAAATGTCAATCGATACAAGTGCATTAGCACCATATGTTGACAATCTTGAAGACCTAACAGAAGAACAAAAGATTATTCTACATTGGGCGATTGAAAATGGTGAAGTTATCACACAAAATCACACGTATATCCAAGAGAATCAAGAGTTTTCTACAGTTGCTGACGTTGCATCACTTATTCAAGGTCTTGATATTGCAAGCAAACTAGGCATTCGTGCAAACGAACCTGCTGAAATCCGCTACAAATATTCAGGTCCTTCTGCAGAAAGAGGTTTCTGCAAAGCTATGTTGCGCTTAAATAAGATGTATTCTGCTGAGGGTCCTGACAATGATATGGATAAACTGCAGAGTAGACTAAGAGCTATTAATCCAGGTATGGGTCCTCGCGGTTCAAATTCATACGATGTTTTTGAATATAAGGGTTCTGTAAATTGCAGACACTTTTGGACGCAGCTTTCTGTATTTAAGCCAGAAGGCGGTAGAGTTCTTGTAGTTGAAAACGGTCCAGCTCCTGGTAATGCTGGTAAATCTAACAATTCAAATGCACCAAGCCCGACAGGTGCTGTAGCAAATAATGCACGTATGGGCTTTTCTGTAATGGATGATGCAAAAAGAATTGTGGCAGGGCCTTTAATGGTTCCAAATCAAATGATCCTACGCAGAGATGAAAAAGGTGAACCATACTATGTTTACTTTTCTGCAGATACTGTTAGACGTATTCAGGAACGCTTTAATCAAGAGCTTAAACAAAATAATACAGATAGGCAACACGACGGTAATGTCTTAAATGCTAATGTTCTTTTAGAACAATGGATTATTGAACACCCTACATATGACAAATCTAAATTCTACGGTTTCAACAGATTACCAATGAACACGTGGTTTGGAGTATATAAGGTGAACGATGATGATACTTGGGCACGTGTAAAGTCTGGAGAATTAAAAGGTTTCAGTATTGCGGGTAATTTTATCGAGCGTGCTAAACCTGTAAATCAAGACGAAGAAACGCTATCTAAAATCATTGATATACTCAAAGAAATCCGATGAATAACGTGCAAGATTCAGTAGCTAACACAATTACCTTAGCGGGTTTAGGTTCTGTTCTTATGGACCTACAGCCGCTATTAACATTTCTTTTGTTAGTTTCTGGTATCATTCTCAACATTACTCGCATCAGAAATACTAAGAAGGACTAACTTTTGTCCGTTTTTGTGCGAAGTATATCTTAAACTAGATCGGTATACCCGATCATAAAAATAATTTTACAAAATACTATGACTGCTACTGACGCTGTATCTAAAATTAGATTGCTTCTAGGTATCAACGAGTCTACGTTCAAATTTATGACTGCTACCCTTGTTGACGGTACAGAAGTTAAAACTGAAGGTGAACTAGTTGAAGGCGCTCAACTTATGGTTGTGACTGCTGAAGGTGAAGTTCCTGCTCCGGCTGGAATCCACGAAACATCTGAAGGTGTCCTAATTACTGTTGACGAGTCTGGTGTAATTACAAAGGTTGAGCAATCAACTTCTGAAACTGTTGAAGAAGCTCCTGCTACTGAGGAGGTTGCAATGGAAGAAGAGGTTGTTGTTGAGGTTCCTGAAGAAGTTGCTCCAGTTCTAACTGAAGAAGTTGTTCAAGCTGTTGTAGAAGCTCTTGCTCCTGTTATCGAGGAAGTTGCATCTATCGCAGAAGAACTAAAGAAAATGAAAGCGCAATTCCAAGCTTTCCAGAAGGAGCCTGCCGCTCCAAAGGTAAAACGAAACGATTTCACTGCTGAAAGATTGTCTGCAGTAGAACGTATCGCAAAAATCCGTAAACAAAAATAATATACTTAAAAATGTCTTATTCAAATCTCGCTGCTAACTTGGCAGCTTATACTGATGAAATGTCTTTCGAGGCGATTTCTAACGCAGTACTTCAGACAAAGTTGATGGAGTATGCTACACTACGTTCTGGTCTTCGCGCGGGAACTTCGGCTGTGAATATCATCGATGTTGAAATTGCTGCACAACCACGCTCTTGCGATTGGTCTGATAACGCAACTACAACTTTCACACAAGTTGATATCGTTATGAACGAACTTGAGTCAAAGCAATCACTTTGCCCAACTTCACTTCGTGAGTACTACCTTTCTGAAAAGCTTTCTGCATCTGCACACGCAGAGGAAGTTCCTTTCGAAGAGGCAATGGTAAACTTGTATACTCAGAAAATCAAGAACCATAACGAACTTCTATTGGCTACTGATCTTATCGCTAAGGTTGAAGCTGCTGGTACTACTACTTCTCAAACTGGTCCTTCTGATGCTGATTCTATCCTTTCTGACGTTTACGCTCTTGTAGACGCTATCGATCCAGCTTACGCTGGTCGTGAGGACTTGGTTGTTTTCATGTCTCCATCTAACTTCAACTTGCTACGTAGAGCACTTGTTGCTGCTAACCTTTACCACATTGCTCCAACTGACTCTAACGACGTATTGGATATCCCTGGTACTGGTTTCAAAGCTGTTAAGTTGACTGTTGCTGTTGGTGATATCAACACTATGATCGCTGGTCCTTCTAAGGACGTTATCGTAGGTTGCGGTCTTGAAGATGATTTCGATCAACTAAAGATGTGGTACTCACAAGATTCGGATCAAGTTCGCGTTATGGCAGCTTGGAGATTGGGCTTGGCAGTTGTTAATGCATCTGCATGGTCTTACAACGGTCTTTAATTAACCTCCCTAAACCTTGGTAATGGGGCTTCGGCCCCTCTACCAAACTAAAAATAATCCATATATTATGTCGTGTTCAATCACATCGGGTATGACCCTAGGATGTAAGGATAGCCAGGGAGGCGTCGAGTACTTGTACATTTCCGATCTTCCAACTTATGACGAAATCGTTACTGACGTTGACGGTAAGATTGTTTCTCTAGATGCTGCTGGCGTTCCTACTTCTATCACTTGGTACAAGTATGAAACTCCTAAGCAAGTGAGCTCATTCCAAGAAACAATTTCTGCTGCTATCGAAGCGGGAACTGTTTTTTATGATCAACAAGCTACTTTTATTTTTAACAAAATGGAAGCTGCTAAAAGAGATCAAATCAGACTTCTTGCGCAGAACCCAAAGCTTCTTGTTGTCGTTAAAGACGGTAATGGTAAGTTCTGGTCTGTAGGCGTAACTCGTGGTGCTGAGCTTATTTCAGGTTCAGTTTCTACAGGTACTGCATACGGTGACAGAAACGGTGGTGAAATCGTGCTTCAAGGTTTGGAGCCAGATCCATCATACGAGTGCCTTGCATCTTTCGTAGGCGAGTAATCCTCACTATATCCATAAAAAAGAAGGGTATCTTTAATTAGATACCC